CCAGAGCTGCGTAAGAAAGCGAAAGAACAATATGACTACTGGAAGCCCGAAACGGTGATCGTGGAAGCAAAAGCTTCAGGCTTGCCTTTAACGTATGAATTGCGTAAGCTAGGGATACCAGTTATTAACTTTACACCTAGTAAAGGAAATGATAAACATACTAGAGTGAACTCTGTAGCACCGCTATTTGAAGCTGGAATGGTATGGGCACCAGATAAAAAGTTTGCTGAAGAGGTTATTGAGGAGTGCGCTGCATTTCCATTAGGGGAACACGATGACTTAGTGGATAGTATGACTCAAGCCGTAATGAGATTTAGACAAGGTGGCTTTGTAGAACATCCAGATGACTATGAAGACGAGCCTTTGCCGTATGAACAGAGGACATACTACTAATGAGCAAGAAAATGCAAAGAATCAAAGAACTGATCGAGCAGATTGGTCAGACGATTACAAGGACAGTTACAGGTTCTTATAAAGGAACAATAAGCCCTAAAGTAAAAGATGAAATTGTTTCTATGCTAGAAAAGTCTAGTGAGCAAGTTGTAGCTGGCACAAAAAAGATAGAAGACCAAACAGAAGAATTAAAAAAAGTATTAAAGTATTTAGACGACGCAGATGAGAAAGCAGGTATCTCAACAAAAGAAGAACTTCCAGCTAATGTTACTAGGATTGATGATTACATAAAAAGAAAAGCAGATGAAATAGATGATACTCCTAAAGAAGGAATACTAAAAGTAGGAGAACCTATTCCAACAAAACCATTGAATGATGCTGACGAATTTGCAAAGAAAAATTTCCCAGAAGCAATAGACCCTGAAGAAGCAGCGCTAGTTGCAAAAGGCGCTCTCAATGTTGCATTAGAAGAACTAGCTATAAAAACAGGAACGACAGTAGAGGAAGCAAAACAAGCTTTAATAGAAGGTGCTAACCAAGCGTATTTACCAAGTAGTTCAAAAAGAATGACTGAAGACAATGTTGAAGGTTTACTATCTTATATATTGTCTCAACAACAAATGGGTAACGAAGAAGATTTATTGAGAGACATTATTGATTATGCAGATAGTCCTAGACTAGATGAATTTAAAGAAACAGCAAAAAAAATAATCGCAGGTGAAGAAAACCCTGCAGACACTGGTCCACTTGCAAAAGCTGAAGCAGAAATAGAATTTTTATTTGAAAATAAAAACACTACAGGGTTGTTAGATTTTCTTGAGGACGTTTTAAATGGAAAAAGATATGGAAACTTATCGGTTGGAGAAAGAGAAGATATCAAACTTAATATAGCAGAAGCTCTAGGTGAGATAGAAGGTTTGTCAAATATTCCTAGCCGTTATAGTGAAATAGTAGATAAAGCTAAACTTTCTAGTGTAGACGAGTACCCTTATGACGATTTTTATGAAGGTGATAAAAACATAAAACAAATAGAAGAAACCTTAAAAGGTGTTCCAGTATCAGAATATTCTGCTACCGTAGAAAAAGAAAATAAAATTTTAAATGCTCTTGAGTTAGAGATACAACAAAACGTTCTAAAAATGCAAGAGTTATATAGACAAGGAGACATAGAAGGGGCACAAAAAATATCTAATGAATTAAAACGTATTCAGAAAAACACAGAGCAAACTGAACTTATTGATAAAACATTTACACCACCAGACAGAACATTAAATGCAGAAGGTGGTCGTATAGGTTTTGCTGATGGTAAAGATGTTCCTGGTAAAGGTAAATTACCAATGACTCGAAGAGGTTTTATGGGTGTAGCTGCTGGCGGACTTGCTACACTATTAGCTGGCGGCAAAGGACTATTGCCTACAGCAGAAAAAGGCATCACTGCAGCGAAGACAATGTCAGCACCAGGCATGCCTTCATGGTTTCCATTACTTGTTAATAAGATACAAACAAAAGGTAATTTAATAGCACCTGCAGCACCACAAAAAGGTGAAGTAAATGCGGTGTATAAATACATGGATGGTAAAACTGAATATAAAATGGTAGAAGATGTAAACACAGGACGAATAGATGTTTACACTACCTCAGACGATGGTACTCAAATTAGTTTTGAATATGAGCCATCATTACAAAGATATTTTGAAGATGGCAGCAGTGTAATGGATGAACCATCATTTTTTGTTGGAGAGTTTAGAAAAGGTTCTGAACCTTTGGGAGACTTTGAACAATATTCAATGGGTATAGACGAAGTTAAATCAGATATTCGTAACGTTGAAGAATTTGCAACTCGAGGAACTACAATGTCAAGGGATAAAGTAGTGTCAGATTTTCTTAGAGACACAAAAAAGGAAGAACCAGGATTTAAACAAGGTGGTTTAGTACCACCACAAGCAGGACCAATGCCGCAAGGTGTAGGTTCATTATTTAGACAGAGGACAGCATAATGGCTATAGATAAAAACAACCCAATACTTCCACCTAAACAAACTAGGACAAACATGAAAATTCCTAACCAGCAAGCTCAGTTGGAAAAAATACAAATGAACTTAACACAACAACAGCCTGTTGAAATAAAAGAAACAGACGATGGTGGTGTTGAAGTTGATTTTGATCCAGCAGCAGTTGTACCTGAAGGCGGAGAAGCACACGATGAAAACTTAGCTGACTTTTTAGAAGAAGATATTTTACAAGAAATTTCAAACGACCTTTTAGAAAATTATGAAAGTTGTAAATCATCAAGAGCAGATTGGGAAGACACTTATACAAAAGGCTTAGACCTATTAGGTTTTAAATACGAAAACAGATCAGAACCATTTCAAGGTTCTAGTGGCGCGACACACCCTGTACTTGCAGAAGCAGTTACACAATTCCAAGCGCTAGCTTATAAAGAATTATTACCAGCAGGTGGTCCAGTTAGAACGCAGATTGTAGGAAACATAGACCCTGCAAGAGAAGACCAAGCAGAACGTGTTAAAGACTATATGAACTATCAGTTAATGGTAGAGATGAAAGAGTACGAACCAGAATTTGATCAAATGTTATTTAACTTACCACTGTCAGGTTCTACATTTAAAAAAGTTTATTACGACCAATTACTAGGTCGTTGTGTATCTAAGTTTGTGCCTGCAGAAGATTTATATGTTCCTTACACAACTACATCATTAGATGAATCTGATTGTGTTATTCATTCTATAAAAATGACGGGAAACGATTTATTAAAAAATCAACTAACAGGTTTTTACAGTGACATAGAATTGACACAATCTGGATCAGTTTCACCTGATGAAATTAGAGATAAGAAAAATGATCTAGAAGGTATCGAAATGGCTGAACTAGAAAAAAGTGAAATATACACTTTACTAGAATGTCATGTTGAAATGTCTATTACTGGCTTTGGAGAAGTTAATCCAGAAACAGGAGAAGAGACAGGTTTAAAAGTTCCTTACATAATTACTCTTGACGAAGGATCAGGACAGGTTTTAGCAATTAGAAGAAACTTCGATGCGAACGATCCGTCTAAAAAGAAAAAAGATTATTTTGTACACTTTAAGTTTTTACCAGGATTAGGCTTCTATGGATTCGGACTAATTCACATGATCGGTGGTTTATCAAGAACTGCCACAGCCGCGTTGAGACAACTTCTCGATGCCGGTACCTTGTCTAACTTACCGTCCGGATTCAAACAAAGAGGCATCCGAGTCAGAGACGAAGCTCAACCGTTGCAGCCGGGAGAGTTCCGTGATGTTGACGCTCCTGGTGGAAATTTAAGTGACGCGTTTATGCCGTTACCATTTAAAGGACCTGATGGAACATTACTACAGTTGATGGGTGTTGTTGTAGAAGCAGGACAAAGATTTGCATCGATAGCTGATATGCAGGTCGGTGATGGTAATCAAAATGCAGCAGTAGGCACGACAGTAGCATTACTTGAACGTGGATCGCGGGTTATGTCAGCAATACACAAAAGACTGTATGCTGGAATGAAGTGTGAGTTTATGTTACTTGCTAAATGTTTTGCAACATACTTACCAAAAGAATATCCATACGATGTAGTCGGTGGACAAAAACAAATTTTTGCAACTGACTTTGACGACAGGGTAGATATTATTCCTGTTGCAGATCCTAATATCTTTTCACAAACACAAAGAATTAGTATCGCACAAACACAATTACAGTTAGCAATGTCTAATCCTAAGATGCACAATTTATATGTTGCGTATCGTGATATGTATGAGGCGTTAGGCGTAAAAAATATTGACACGTTATTAAAAAAACCAGCACAGCCACAACCAATGGACCCAGCTATGGAAAATTTAAAGGCTTTGACAGGAGAAACTTTTAAAGCTTTTCCAGGACAAGACCACCAAGCTCACATGGATGCACATTTAAGCTTTATGGGTACAATGATGGCACGTACAAACCCACAAATACTTGCAGCATTGCAAAAAAACATACTAGAACACATCACTTTGATGGCAACAGAGCAAGTTCAGTTAGAATTTAAGGACGAAATTATGGAAATGCAGCAAATGCAACAACAAATGCAACAAATGATGGCCGGAGCACAACAAAATCCGCAAATGATGCAACAAATGCAACAAAATCCGCAAGTTGTTGAGCTACAAAAGCGTTTAAAACAGATTACAGAGGCTCTTGAGTCAAGAAAATCAGTATTAATTGCAGAAACAATGGCAGAATACCTCGAAGAAGAGAAAAAAGTGCTAAATCAGATCGATAATGACCCATTATTACGATTAAAGAACGATGAAGTGCAGTTAAAAGCTAAAGAAGAGGAAAGAAAACGTGAAGAAGGCGAACAAAAAGCTGAAATGGACGCACTAAAACTACTACAAAACAGACAACTTGCAGAAGATAAACTTGAGCAAGATGATCAACATGCTAAGATGAGAGCGTCTGTATCACTTGCAAAAGATGGTATAAAACAGATGCAAGCAACGATTAAAGAGGGGAACTAATGGCTAAATACGGTGATCACAGAGAAGGAATGGGTGGTTTAGGTGTAAATGATCCTGGTGGAAAAGGTTTTGGTGCAGACAAAACAGGGCAAGGTCCAGGTAATGATAACGATAATGATAACGACAAAGATAAAGATTTTAGTGGACTAGGACTTACTTTTGGAGACGATGGAAAATTAGTAACGTTTGGTGAGGACAAAACACCAGTAGGCCTTACACAAAGATATTTTACTAATAATCCAGAAAACATACAACCAGCTTATGACGCTGGTTTGATGGGCACAGGACTTGCTTCTACATTCAGTGGTCAAGGTTTATTAAACACAAAACCTTTAACCAATGCTAATACTAATATTAATACTAATATTAATCCTAATATTAATCCTGTTACAAGACTTAACATTTTAAACCCATATATGAATCAATTAGCTCTTGATGAAGAAGAGGAGAAAAAAAGTTTTTTAGATAATGCTTTTAAAAATTTTGACGTCTTAGGAGAAGAGGCTTTTATAGATGAAATTATGAAGACGGGTGTTAGCGAAGACGTAGCAAAACTTGCTTCAGCAAAAATGAACATCTCTCCTGGAGAAGCATATGGAATGGTTTCTAATTTTATTGATGGTACTTTTTCTTCTGGAGAAGATTTGGTTGGTGCAGGCTATAACGCTGCTATCGCGTCTGCCTTAACACCTAGTTCAGCAGGACTTCTAACAATAGGAACTAAAGGAATTTTACCAATGTTTGAAGCCGCACTTGGTCCAACTATTGAAAGCGCTAGTTCGGCATTTGCTAACAGTAAGTTAGGTAAGTATCTTCAAGAAAAAGGTATGAATATAGGAACATACAACGCAAACAAATATCTTAGTAAATCTCCTCAAAATTTTAAAGTGACGGGATTTACTGGTCCTATGACAATGAATGAAGATGGTAATCTAGTACAAAAACCAACTCTCTCTTACACAGGACCTATGACAGCTGCTATTGCTGACGAGGTTGCTGAAATTCAAGGAGGTTATTTATCTCCAGATCAACAAGCTGATTTAGCTATAGAAAGATATAACGCTTTAGAAACTGAAAAAAATTCAAGACCAGGAAATTTAGCTGCTTTAGCACCTGGACCTGTAATTGATCCTGTAAGATCAAAATATGAAGACGAAGCGTTAGAAGCATATGATCGTTATATTGAAAGAGGATACACACCTGAAGAAGCAGAATACTTAGTCGCATACATGGGATTAGCGTGAAAAAAGAAAAGAAAATCAGCAAAGTAATGCGTGAGTTTAAATCAGGTAAAC